TCTGTGTCTTGAAATTAGTTGAATGAAGATAAGTCCCAAACACCGGATATTGTCCTGGAGAAGATGAATCCGTTGTTACCGTAATTCTACTTCCGTAATATTTGTTCATTAATTTTTGCATTGTTGCTAAAATGAAGAAATCGGAAATTTTACTAATTCCTAACAAGTGAAGATACTCGTTACGAGTTTTTTCAAATTCTCGTTCTTTAAGCATCAATGATAATGCAAACATAAAGTCAACTAACTTTTGCGGACCTCCGATTGCCCAACCTTGAAAATCAAAATGCTTGAATTTATGATACCACCAAGTATATTCTGCAGAATTAGATCCTTGCAACATGTTCAAAAACTTAGTTTTACCACTTTGATGTTTTTCAAACCAGGCAAAATTATCATAACTAATATCTGCACATGTTGCAAACTGGTTTCTGTATTTAGTTTTCGGAGGAATATCTAAATTTGCAGCAACATCACTATTCGCCTCTAACCAATGAAAAATCTTTTCACGAAGTTCGTTGCTATAAGGTAAGGCGCCGGTTGCAATCTGATAACCACCAGAATCTCCAAATACCAATACATCTTTTTCTAATCCTAATTGATCTCGAAAATCCATTTTTTTGTAATGATGGCCTGCCGTTATCAAAAAATATGGGTGTCTCCATTCTTTTGGATATCGGGAGTCGAAGAACTTTACCGGATCTCCATTTGAAAATTTCATATCTTTCTTAAAAGCAGATACCATCGATCCTGCTGATAATGATGGAAAGTATATAAATCTTTTAGCTTCGCTCATTATATTCCTTTATTTTGTTAATTAAGTTAGTTGCTGAAAAAAAGTTTTCATGTAATATTGTAACTAATTGTGCAATATCCGTTGTTATATCATTATTCTCATATTCCAATATAGCACATACCGCATCATCGACACTGTCAGCTCGTTTAAACATCGGAGAATACATTTCATTGTATGACAATCTATTCGGTACTATAGGACATGCCCCAGCACATGCAGCTTCATACATTGAAATGCCTAACGTTTCTTGATCTGCAAATGAAACTGCAAACTTAGCTCGTTGTAGCAATTCATGATATTCTTTTTTAGTTAAATTCATTTCCATAGCTACACAGAATTGATAATGTGCTAATTCGGGGCGACTGGCTAATTCTTGAAATAAATCTAATCGTTTTTCCGGAGCAATTCTATGTGGAAATACTATAATATTTTCTTTCTTGGCCCACATTTTAGGAGCAATCATATCTTTTGTATATTCCATTGGCCAACCCGTTTTATCCCATCGCACATCAAATAAAATATCATATGTTTTATTGACTAATGAGTGATGTGCATTTGTTGCAACCCAATTATGATCATAACATTCCATCATAGACTTTTCAGCTTTGCGTATCCATGGTTTATTTCCTACGAGACGACCTAAAAAGTCAAATGGATCATATGACCCCGCGTGCCAAAGTCCGTGCATTACAACCGGAATATTTAGCAATTCACTCATATATTTTACGTTGATGACTGCCGGATGCCATGCATCTGTAAATACAATTTGATCTCCAGCCTTAATTTCACCGTGGGTAAATAGTTCTGCTAAACGATGGGCCTGTGTGGCTTTATACATATTGGTTCCACCAAAGTTTAAAAATGCCCCTGGCGTTGTTGCGTCCGGAATATTCAGATCGCCTTCAATAACTTCTACATCGAATCCATTATCTCGGAGTAATTGTGGTACATGGGTTTTCCACTCACAAGTATACCGAGTTGGTACCGATTCTATGTCTACTAAAAATATTTTCATACTACCTTTCTATAACACAACCATTTTCCCAATCTTCCCAAACTTCTACCTTGTATAATTCTGGAAATTGTTCTAATAACCATTCTCCAATTGCTTCACAAGACATTGGGCCAAATTCTAATACGTTGTCAATAGTTTTCTCAAAATTCAATTGAAGCGTTCTTTTTATTTCTCGATTTAATAAAATAAATTCTTTATCTCGATCGGTATGCGTTACTTGTGCATAACAACGGAATCCGAACATGTGTCTATGTCTATCCGATAAGAATGACACTTCCGGAAAAATGTCTTTGGCTGCAGGCCAATTATGAAACCCTTCGATACTAAAGGTTACTACTACACTGTATTTCATTGTCTGTCAAATTTATAATCATCAGGAGTTACTTGTTGCATATTGTGTACCGTTGTACAATACAATGAATAGTCTGCATACACAACTTTGATGCTATCTGTTTTCTTTAATAATCCAGCATCAGCACAATCCAACATTAACAAGATATGAGCACGGATTCTAATCATTGGAGGTATTTTTTCTAACATACCTGGGGTAACTTCAATTGTTACAAATGTTGAATCTGACATCATCTGGAACACCGTGTCCCATGCGTATGATTTGATAAGTTGCTCTGTTGCAGGCGAACATAAATATATGTGTGCAACCTTTGCTTGTGCAACCTGATCAAATGCTTTTATATTAGCAATAAATAAAGTTTCAATATCACTGTAGCGACCCTCTACTTCTTTGCCATACCAATGAGTTTTATAACCAATCATAACATATTATAATAAAATAATCATCATTTTCCAAATGAAAAGAAACGACTTGCATTATTATTTTCTGGAAGCTGACCCCATCCCATTGCTGCGTAAAAATCATTAAATTTATTGCTCAGATCGGCCGTAAACATTTTATTATGATCAATATATTGATTTGCAAAGTCAATAATTTCTGGAGGGTCTTGATAACCGCGTAATGCAATAGTTTCAAACCCATATGGATTATTCAGCAAATAGCCCCATTTGATCTTTTCGCCATCTGAAATAGGCTGTATATCTGTATTTAATCTAGACAACATATCATTAAAATTAATTGCAGCTTTTGCATGTGCTGTTGTGCCTTTTACATAACCAGAAAATACTGTTCTATTTTTTGTATATTTTGATAATTCCTTAACACTAGAATTCTTCATGATATTTAATACTTTTGATTTTTTGATGTTATTTTTAAAATCATGTATCAATGTAGATGTTTCTTGCTTGTTTTTTCCTTTAAGGATGTACCACAATGTTTCTTTCATGATTTTTTTGAAATCTTCTGGAAAGCTTGACCGGACAACATCTAATCCTTTTATATCCAATTTATCCGTAGGTTTACCTTCTTTGAAAATAACCCATTGTGCATAACGTTTCTTTGCAATCCATAAACCAGATTTAGCAATGTATTCTTGTTTAATCTGGAATCGATGCGTCATTACATTTAAAAATACACGAGCATATTGATTGTACATTGCATTAACTCGAGTCTGAACTTCAGATGCAATTTCATTAGTTTTATCAATCATGAATTGTTCGTCTGTCTCATCGAAGCCTGGATATCGTTTTTCTATAAGTGGTAAACTAGAAACAAATGTTGAATCTGTATCTGTATAAAATGCAAACTCTGCTTGTGTGCCGGTTGTATTAGTAAATGTAGATTCTCCAATTTCTTGCTGATAGTGACTATTAATAACCTTTGCTGAAAACTTAATGATGCTTTGACCCGTTGCAGTAATTGCACCAGCATTATCTAAATCATGAAAACGGAATGTTTTGAGTCCTAATACTCCGTAAAATGAATTAAGCAATACTTTTTGTGTTAATTGCATTGCATCATAAAATTTATATTCTTCAGATCCTACAGTATATTCATCTCGTTTATCTTTAAATTCTACCCGTTCATCAAACCATTTTTCTAGAATTTTAGGTAAAAATCCTTTGATGTCCGTTCGATACACCGTGCCGTTACTTGCTACAGCATAGTTATTATCAGTTAACCACTGTTTAACATCAGTTATAATATTTTTTCCAAATTGTACCTGAATTGGATCTGACTTCAACAAGCACATTTCATCCCAATCTGATATTACTCCTATTTTAGTTTCTGGAGATATATTTAATGTCATGATGATACTAGGATATAGTGAAGTTAAGTCTAAGTCATATATCCATTTATACAAGCCAGGTACTGGAGCTTTTACATATGCGCCTGCTAATGCATCTGACATTGTTTCTTCTTCAATAAATCGGAACTGCTTGTTAGGTGCAACGAATCCATTTCTTTTCAAATACACGATTGCTGCTCCATCTAGATACTTAGATGCATAATAAACATCTTCATACGGAACATGCCCCTTGTGACAAATTGTACGTGCTAAGTTTAATAGTTGAAGTTTTTCATCTAATTCATAAACTAAATCAACATCGGTCATGTTGTAATAAGCAAACTTGTGAATATCTTGCGTAAATAGTGTATCCAAATCGCCATCATATTCTACTTTTCCGCGATTCAATTCCTTTTTAGCAACAGTGTCTAATCGGTAATTAGGTAGTTCAGTATACGTAAAGTTTTTATATAATTTAATATAATCTAAACTCGACACTCCAAAGATCTTCCATTTACCTGATTTATTCTGTTCAACTATGCCGGCCGGAGATAACTTTTTAATTGCTTGTGCGCCTAATACTTTTTTACATCGCCCAATTAAATATGGAACGTCATACCCATCAGTATTCCAGCCTGTAATTACGGTGGGCTGTATTTCTGCAAATTTATTGATAAATCGTGTTAAAAGGTCTCTCTCGTCACGAAATATCTCTAATACATACCCATCTCCTTGTATTTCATGTTCTTTTATGCGGCCTAATTCGTCTAGAATTAATACTCGACGATCTTTTCCTGCTTTATCATAATATGCAATAGATGTAATTGCTGTTCGAACATCATCTATAGTACTATACCCATTTTCATCTTTTGCCGTTTCGATATCGAAAAATAAATCTCGATGACCCTTCGACGGAGTATCTGATTCATAATATAAATCAATTAGTGTGCGTACTTCTTCATTCAAATCCGACTCATATGATTTAGGATTATCTCGGTGATTGCCAGGATGTTTCGATAGCTTTGTTCCATCTAGAGATTGAAAATCTCCATTCATATCTGGCAAATACCCATATGGTTGAAAAGGAAACTTTTGATGTCCTAATTCATCATCCCATACGTGCATTATGCCGTTTTTCTTGTCGTAACCTATTGCTTGATACATGAGTTTATTTTTTAT